ATAGTCTGGTTTATATTTATTCATAGTTCTATGATCAAAAAATCTAGAGATATAAGACGACAATGGACTAGTATTATTTTTAGTAACTTTATCTTTTGATCTATTCGGATGCACACTTAAAAAAGCACCGCCAGAATCCAAACACAATTTTGATAATCCAAAAGGCCCAAAACCACTATCCAAAGTTTCATCATCAATTGGTAAAGTTTTAAGATCAAGGGTAATATCAAATAAAGTTTCTGGCCCCTGTTGAATCTCTACCCATTTTTCTTTTTGATCATAACTTGGATCAAAGTCTACGAATTTAAATTGTGTGGATGATTTTCCAAATGGTGCTGGACTACCAACAGCAAATACCATCACCCCTTTATTTTGCACCAATTTGGATACAGTATCTAATAATTGAATATCGTCACCAATCTCGTCTGTAAAAACAATCACTAAAAGTCTGTGTCCCTGTTTGTAATTATCTTGACTAATTTTACCTATGGAAGCAAAAGTATTCTCAATTCCAGACTCATCTATTTCTATAGAATCAATTGAGGATTGTAAGATACCACAAATATCTGTAAATTCAGATGTTATCCTTAATAGGTTTTTACCAAAACTATAAATACAGTGTTTAACTTCGTGTTTAGTTTGAGCAAAATCTAACTCGTCTAATATTTTTTTGAATCTTTTACTAACATAATCTCTCTGATGGGTCATGCTAATACTAGAATCAAACAACCAAACAACATTAGTATCTTTATATTCAGCACTAAGTATTATCTCTTGGGTTAATCTATCTAACGCTCCACCAGAAGAAGATTCTGCTGAGAATCCTTGTCCAATACTACTATTAAGTCCAGAAACACTTTGATTAATAGCGTCGGAAGCGACAAGAGAAGAATTTTCTGAAAATACTTCTAATGGTACAGCAGATGGAACATCAGCATCATTTATTTGTAGTGAAGATTCTTCTTTATCAATTATTGGGTTATCTGTTAAGGATGTATTAATATCATCAAAGGTGTGTGTTTCTGGCATAATAATTTCTTGATGATCCACAATTGCTTCATCTTCAATAGATGATATGGTAATAATACGAAGATTTTCTCTGATTGATATTCCAAAGAATAAACTAAGCAGCAATAATACTATACAATGAAAAAGAAATGTGATGCAAAAATATTCTGCTTTTTCTGTTTCAAGAATTGTTCTAATTTTACTGATCATAATTGATTCCTAAAGAACGACTTAAAATATTTGCAACTCTTTGTTTTTGAATGTGATTTAATTTTTCTTTGGAAGATAAGTATTCCAGCGCATTTATTATACCATCAATATTATCATCAAACTTACCTAATCCTGTATTACACCTATCACACAACCATCCCCTAAAACTATCGTCTATATGATTATGGTCAAGAACCCATTTTTTAGGAATCTTATGACAGCACTCACAATCATAAGGTTTATCTGGTGCTTTTTTATGTAATTTATTTCGTATTTTAGTGTGTTTTTTTATACAGGATCGGCATCTGCTATCCAGATTATCTTTGTGGGAGATATGCTTGGGGAAAGATTTTAAATTCTTTCTTTTCTTACAATATAAGCATATTTTGCGGGGCATAATCACCCTTTATCAATTTTATTATACATTTTTGATCTTTCCTCGTTAGACTCTCCTTTTTCTAAGTCGGTATGATCATAATCCATAATATCTGTGTCGGGAGTTACCCATCTCATATTGCGTTCTGCTGTCCATAATGTTTCATTATATTTCCTATGAATAACCAAATCTTTTTTAATAGTAAATGATGGATCGTGCATTACCAGTCTATTATTTGGCTGAATGGCAAAGTTACCATTATCCATTTTAATAAAATGTCCACATTTGTGTTGTGAGGGAAATTCGCTTAGAGTAAAATCTGTGTCTCCACTATCCGTTGATCCTGCCCAATCCAACGTGAATAAATAGCGACCAGTATATTCTACTCGTCTGCGTGAAATAAACTTACAAGTATGATTTCTTAATACTGGATAAGAAGTAACAGAAACATGATAACTAAAAGAATCCCATAAAACTAATTCGTCTAACTCTTGTTGAGGACTATCTTCTTTCCAACAAAAAGCATGAATAGGCATCCTCCACCATAATCCACCATCTTCCATAATAAAATGAAATAATGGGGCTTGTGCTGGTATAGAAGTCATACCAAAAATATAGCAAGGAAATTTCTTGTCGAAGGAATCTTCTTGATTTCTCAGAAAGTTTCCACGAACATAACCACCTATAACTGGTATGGGAGTATTTAGATATGCCATTTGTTATTATAAATGATTCGCTACTTGTGTGCAAAAATCTATTACTTGTTTATCAGAGAATCTATTTCTAGCATAGTTAAACATTAATGCAACAAAACGAATATTTCCTTTAATATAACCTTTACTATTATCTATTCTATCAACAGATGCAGAATAGGGTGCTGAAATATTATCATCACTATATTTTTTTAATAACAGTTTTTGTTTTGTGAATGGACAAATACCACCCTGTTGTTCCCAAAGCATTTTTAAGTATTCTATATCTACATCATAGAACTGATTTCTCTTTTTAGAACTTTTTTTAATTACTTTCATATACCATCTAAAACCAGCATATTTATCTCTTTGTCTTGTATACTTTGTGTTTAAAAAATTATTTTTAAATTTTGTTAGATGTTGTAAATTATTTTTATTTTTCCCAGCACATTTAAGACTACAATAAAATTCAGTTTTACCTCTTTTTTTCTGTCTTTTTATTTCTGCTGCTGGTTTTTCTGTTTGCTTACCACATACAGCACATATTATCTTAGTTTTAGTAATCATTTGTATCTCCTTAGTTGGTAATTTATAATACGCCAAAAATGGAGATGAGCAAGTATTTAATGGAGGCGGGCAGAGTCGAACTGCCGTGCTATCATAGTTCAAATTACATCTTCTACAAGTTTATTGCGTTCATTAATTAAACAATAATATAGAACACACAAGATTCTTATTGTCTTACCAACTGTTCTTAACCTACAACCCGTTGGATATTGTAAGTGCAGAGGGATTTAACGACAGACTTTTGATCGCTACCCTCATTCGCAATCGCAGTCTGTTACTGCCTGTTTTTATTAGGCAGCAAGGGTTAACTGATTATTGCCAGTTAAAGCATTTAATCGACTTTTAGAGTGGCCTGTCGATCAACCACTACTTGCTAACGTAACTCTCCGTATGTAGTCGAAACCTTTACGCCCCCCCTATTTTTCAGACCCTTCTTCTAATTTATCAATCATTTCATTTAGTTGATTTTGTTCTCTAATAGAAATGATACTACTACCACACTGTTTGAAATACATTTCTTCAATGTATTCCATACTATAGAATTGAAATACATTCAAACCAACACTCAAAGCAAAACTAATAATCAAAATTATATCGAAACAAAAATGTCTCATTGATAGTCTCCTTAGTTAAATAGGGCGTGTAGGAGTCGAACCTACCTTTTGAATACCTTATAAGAGTATGTGCCACTACCGGCGGCAACGCCCCGTATTGTGTTATTGTAACTTATCGACAAGCCTCTGTCAACTACTGAGATATTTCTCATAATAATTACGATAAATACTCATAATAATACCACTCGCTGTTCCAACATTTAGTGATCTAACGCTTCCATAAGTAGGAATAGTTAGAACACAACTGCAAGACATAAGAATCTTCTCTGATAATCCAGAATTTTCTTCTCCAAAAATAAAAATTGGTTCATCAATATTTGAAAAATCAAAACTAAAAGGATCAAATGTAATATCTTTATATTCTGGAATATTATTCTCAATAGCAATAAGTGTTCGACCACTCAATGAATGTGACTTAATAAAATCTTCTTCTGTTTTATAATGAAACATTGGTGTGTAATGGTGAGTGCCAACACTACCTCTTTTATCCCATTTCTTTTTGCCTACATAATGTACGCTTCTAAATCCAAAAAAATTCGCATTACGAACCATAGTGCTTAAATTAAAGTCTCCACCAATGTTGACCATAGCAACACTTGCAGGAATACTTTTATCCTGACAATAGTTGGCAATATCCTTGACTGCTAAATTTTTAAGACTGTCTATTACGTTCATTTTCCAATTCTTTTAATTGATTTTCCAACTCATCTAATTGTTTATACATTCTTGCACAATTATTGCAATAATCTGAACTTATATAATCTCTAGTATCAGCAATCTTATTTTTGATCTCCCATATTTTTACGTCTAGATCTGGTACGTTTGCCATTGGTTTTCTTCTCTTTCTTTACTTTCTGTTTGGATTTAGACCAAAAGACCATTTCATTAGAATCATTATCCCAAGCACACTCTACCAAGTCTTTTGCAGCAAGTTTAGCCAGTGCAACATTATGAATCCAAACCATAATATTTTCATAAATTTCTTCATTAATATCTTCATTCAACAATGGTCTGTTTTCGTTATCGTGACCAACACATTTTTGATTCACCAAATTAATAATCTGTTGAACAGAAATGAATTCATCAAGATTATCATTATTATCCTCTGATAAACTTCGTGCAGCCGCCGACCTCATTTCTGTAACATATCCATTCATATCAACAATAGCATAAACTTCGTTTTCGTAATCCATGATAACTCCAATTATTTGATAAATTTAGATACACCACGACTATTATCTTGATTAATTTTATCCAAAATTCGGTCTATTGTCATCTGCATATTTTGCTCTCCCCTTGGAAGCCACCTATTATCCTGATATAATGCAGTGATTATTTGTGGAATCCAATGTTGATAAGCGGTATCATATTCATCTTGAAAATAAGTTTTAAGAATTCTCTCTATTTGAAAGATTGAATTTGATATTTCATCACGATAATCAATCAATCTATTAAATTGATCTTTTTGCTGTTGAGTAAACATTATACAAGTTCTTTTCTGTTGTGATCTTTTCTCTTGAGTTTGAGGATTTTGTGTCTGGTCTTGTAAATGCCAGTGTCTAGATTCCTATAATCATCACCCATATAAATATGAGCAAATCCACCATTTTTATCCAAACACCATGCTTGAATTCCTTTATCGTCAATTTTTTCCACAACAAACTTTCCTCTATATCCCATAGGGATAAGTTCACCATCGTGAATATAGTACGGGCCACCGCCGACCTTAATTTTATCACCCTTTTCCAATGAAGTCCAATGAAAATTGGACTCTGCTTTCATGGTTCTCTTTTCAGTATTAGTAATCTTGAAAGAGAAAATATGATTACAGTTCTTGCAAACATACGCTCTAGGCCCAGTAAGTTGATTGCAACCGGGACAAGTCTTTTTACCTTTTGGCATCTTATTGGTTCTCCTGTGAAGTATATTCCAAGTATACAGCAATTATCGGCGTTGTCAAGCGGGATTCTTTAAGAATATTTCGAGGACTCGTCTGAATCTGAAATAATAATTAGTTCACCTGGATTATAATGGCAAAAATAACTACTATGAATTTTCTTTTTAATTAAATTATCTTCTTCAATTTCAGTATAAATATTAATTCTATATCTATTATCCCAAACATTAATAATCTTGGTCATAAGATGATGTTTTGGCTTCTCAACCTGTTTAAACAAAAGGTTTTCGATTTCAAGATCCATTAGAATTTTCTCCAAAAATTGCTTCTACATTAATTGCTAGAACTAATCTATCTGAACCTCTGTTATCACTGATAATATAAGTATCACAAGTAAATTCATCTCCAGTATTAGAGTCATGGATTACCACTTGGTCTTGCCAATTAAATCTACCAATATTCTCAATTTCATTTGCCTGTTTATTGAGAAACTGAAATAAATCTAACCATGTTAAATTATTCATCTTGCTCTCCTAAAATATTTGTTTTCTGTATCCAATCGGTGTATGTTACTTATATCCGACACTCTCGTAATGTCAAGGAATTGTATGAAAAAATGCGTTAAATGTCAGATTGAAAAAGATTTAAACGATTTTAGTAATAATAAAGTTAAAAAAGACGGTAAGTGTGTTTATTGTCGTAGTTGTTATGCTATTGTAAATAGAGAATGGAGACAAAATAATCCAAAACAAGACAAAAAAATTCATGATAAATGGAGAAATAATAATATAGAAAGTGTTCGTAAAAGTCGTTTAAAGTCATACTATAATAATCATGAAAAATCAAAAGAATGTGCTAGGAGATATAAACAAAAAAATAAAGATAGTTTAAGAATTAAAAATAGATTATATGCTAATAAAAAATATTATGAGGATTTAAACTATAGATTAGTTAGATTACTTAGGGGACGTATAACTAAAGCCATTAAGCGTAATTCAAAATATTCTACATCATTAGATTTGCTTGGATGTTCTATAGAAGAATTAAAAATTCATTTAGAAAATCAATTTACTAAAGGAATGAATTGGAAAAATTATGGTAAATGGCATATAGATCATATTAAACCATGTGCTAGTTTTGATCTTAGTTTAGAAAATGAACAAAAACTTTGTTTCCATTTTACTAATCTTCAACCATTGTGGGCTAAAGATAACATAAAAAAATCAGATAAAACTATCTAGCACGACGATTAGCACGATCCAAGATTCTCAAAGTTTCTTTTGCATTTGCTGGAACCATAACAAGTGAAGGTGCTGTTTTATGTTCAAAATTCATGAAACCCACAGCACGACTCTCTACGCTACAAGATTTGCAAAGAATCTGGCGACCAGTTTCAACAAGAAATTCGTAACGGTCAAAATCAATACACTCTCTACAGTAAATGCAATTCATTGGTATCCTCCGTTTATCGGATTATACCATACCATATCGGCTTGTCAACCAGATCGACTTTAATCAAAGAGTCTCAGACCAATAGTTTTCGCCTCTATCCTGGGAATATTAAATTTAATCAGATACTCATCCATTTGCTTAACTCTATCCCAAGGATTGATAACACCATCTAATTTCATACTATCTTTTGGATTATGAATAACTATGCTATCGACTATCGCCATGTTGAAATTAATTTCTGGTTGTAGAATATAACTATACCAATAGTCTACGCCCCAATCACACAACAACCCATCATATTGATCCATAAATTTTTTCAAACCATTTTTAGAAAATATTGGAAAATTTAGTTCAATAAAATTGACGTATCTAAATAAATGGTTCCCTTTAACTGGCAAATGTATCGGCCAAGATATTTTACCCAATGAACAATGTGCAGATGAAACTAAATCAAGTTTATATTTGTATGCTATATTTATTAAACTATCTAATGATCCCTGAGTAACTAAAGCATCATCATCATATATAAAAATATAATCATATTCAGACACTACATCATATAATTTTTTTAATGCTGGAAATTTACAAATTTTATTATTTTCACAATAAACTGATTTTTCTTTAATTTTCTCCAGAACATCTATATTTTCACCATAATAATTACAAACAATATCATAATCATATGTATTCTTGATATAATCTATTAGAGTGAGATTATTTCCAATAGATGTAAAAAAACAAATATTGTTCATGATAAAATTAGATAATTGCTATCTGAATCTACAAAATTACCATCATCGGTACTATAATATACGGATTCCAAACCAACAGCCTTTAATAGTTTACTACAATTGTCGCAAGGCTTGCTTCCTAAAATAAGTCCTTTTCTATTAATGCGGATAACGCATATACTCCAATTAGGATCAATGGTATTATAGCGATCAAGTAATTTAGAAATAAGATGAGATTCAGCATGAACATATGGGTACTCTTTGTATTTAGGAAGATTAAACTGTTCACCAATTCTATATGCCCTAGCATGAGTTTTGATCGGGTTATTTTGGGTGAAACAAATCATCTTATTGCCATCAAAGGCAGCAGCATAATGATAACAACGAATAAGAGGATTAGGGTTCCAATTTGCATAAGATTTACGAATCGTTTTGTGAATTATTTTCATTTGTTTTTTTTAC